CAACACTGGATTGGTGCATGTAACCACCAGCGGAGTTGTGACCACAGGGGCAGCAGCACAGGGCAAGTCATCGGGTACTTTGTATTGGAAGATTCCTGATTCTATATCAGGCAACTATAGATATCAATGTCAATCACATGCTGGCATGGTAGGCACTATAACCATCAAGAACTTTGGCAGCATCTAATTAGATCCGAACTAGTCTAGACTTTTGAGTTTGCTGTCTAGCTTTTTCCTAAGAGTCAAGATGTCCTGTTTCATATCTGCGCCCATGGACGGCATCTGTTTGGTATAGATCATTTCCATGTGCATGGTATCTAGTTTTCTAACCTCAGCGACCAATTTGTTCAGCAGCTCTTTGACTTCTCGTTTGAACTCACCTTCTGGAATCTGTTCGATCTTGGCTAGATAACGTTCGTGGTCTTGTTGAAATCTACTAGATTTCTGTAGTAGGCTTGACATTTTCTAACTCCATGATAGTTTCAATTTTGATTCTTATAACTTGATTGTTCAGCGTGGTTTTCAAACCCAGGTGCAGTTGTTTAGGGAGATCATCTAAATCGGCCCAGCACACAGTTCGCACAGCAGAGTTTAGAAATTCTTGATCCACCACACACACATAGGTGCCGTATTCAAATCCTCGATCCTCTGACAGGTACAGTTCAATAGGCAGTATCCTACCTGAGGCATAGTCTTTGAGCAGCGGAGCACTGTCTTCCAACAGAGGTCCCGACCTCACAAAAGTGGGCACGGTCCATCGTTGATCCTCGAGGATCAACAGTATTCTACCTGTGGTTTTGGCTAAAAATAGCAGTCCGGCACGCTGTTGCATGTGAGTACTTAGCGTCAGACCATCCTGAAGTTCCAACGTCCTGGCGCATACTCGCCCTCAAAGGCCTTAAGCCATTGCGAGCCGTCCCATTTGTATTTGATACCTGTGCGGATGTTTTGGATATATGTAGCTGCAAACGCAGGATCTTCCGTGCTGTTATCGGCAGGATCCCATATCGTGGTCCATCTCGCTCCAGTCCATTCTATGATGGAGTTGGCTGTGATCACAGGATCTGTGCCGTCTTGGTTTTCCCATGATGAATCGTCGTTGCTGGGTTCACGCCATGCCTGCGGTCCGCGATAAGGCACATTGGTGCTGTCTGCAGGATTGCTAGGGTATTCGATGAATCCTCCACGATTCGCACTGTTGTTGACATCCTCCAACATGAGGAACCTCAGCCCCACAGGTATGGCTGCGTGTGTGCCATAGACTTCTAGAGGATTATATTTGTAGGGGTCTATGATAGCATCTACTGTGCCGCGGGTTTCTATAGCACTTGCGATATCTGAATTAGTAGGATAGGTATCCGGATCCAAGGTCACTGTCAACACAGTTCTATCTAAAGGATTTATCACAAATGTTCCAACGATCTCGCTGTCATCCTCCTTGAGGAAAAACACATCGCTGCCTGGCACATACCCGCCTTGCACTTCTAGGATACGATCCCATTCTACGGGCTCACCATTTTTATATTCTTGTGTATCCAGTCCCAGTGATATAACTGCTGCGTCAGGATTGACCAGCGTGAGATCATATTGATTATCTGTGAGATTACCAGTGTTGGATTTGAACAGCAGCACACGATATCTATTATTAGAATTATTGACAGTAGAAATTTTTGGTTTTTCACGATTGTATATCAACTGTTCGAGATCAGCAACGTCTCCGGTCTCAGTAAATACGTTCGAAATAATAGTCTGTACAATACCTAATTTTTTCACTTTTGCAGGAGCAGTAATATATATTGGAATCTCAAAGTCCAATGTACATACATCTATTTCACTTTCTGCTCCGGCAGGAATAGTCCTTGAAGTAAAATTAGTGCTGGTAAGATACAGTGTGCTGAGACTGGTCCAATCTAGATAGTTGTCTGTGGTCTGTAGTTCCAAACTGGGGTTAAACAGCACCAAGATCTGTTCCAGCAGTTGCAGTTTCTGATCCGTGTTTGAAGTCCATATGTCTGCTTTCATGGTCATCTTGAAAGGAGTTGGCGCAAGTCTTTCTACTGTGTAGTTGCCTCCTTGCACATTCTCATATTCTCTGGTTCCGCCGGCATCTGTAAATCTGCGTTCTCTCACATGAACCTTAGAAACAAACGTAGGATCACTGAGACGTGACGTATCCATTTCCAAGGCACTGATATAACAGCTGATCTTAGGCACAGACAGCATTTTATTTTCTGAATTTTCTTTGATAATAGCAGCTACCTGACGAGTCATGTCACCGTAGCTCACGGGCACACTGATTTCATCACCATTGCCAGCTTTGTATTTGAAGCCTATGAACACACGCATGAACTGTGTTACATAGCGTCTTATTTGTCCATCATAGAAAAAATCCATTATTCATCCGCCTGTGGTCTTAGTGCCTTGGTAAGGCTCTGTTTTTCTTTGGTCTCATGACCATCTATAGTGGTCACTGTGGTGTTGTTGACAAACGTGGCCTTTTGTGTCTGACGAATATCTTTGCCAGCATAGGTACCACCTGCAGCCACATCACTGGCTCCGAGATTGTTCATGGTCATGCGCACATTGTCCTCAAATTTAGTCCAACGTCTGCCATCAAATCTAAACAGTCTGTTGGGTAGATAATCAGTCCTAAGAGCAAACTGTCCCACTGTGGGATTGATAGGAAATGCGATACCAGCAGTAAATGGAGCGCCGTTAGGTGGCAGACCATCTCTGGTTAGATATCCGTTATACCCGTCTCCGTCTGCAGACATAAGCATCGAGCTTGCAGTCTGCCCTACGTAGACGGGATCACCGTCTGCGTCAAACAACGGTGTGCCATCTATGTCAGTGGCCTGTGTCTCAGCATCTGCAGTGACAGCAGTGGCATCTACCGAAGCAAGTTCCGCTGTGCCATCCTCCGCTCGCTGCAAGGTGTAGAACTTGCTGGTATCATATCCACTCTTGGGAGCATCAGCTTCTGCTTGATTCAACACAGCTGACGTGATCTGCATTTCTTTGTTGTAGGTCGAGATGATATCTTTCAGCGTATCAGCGATAACATAATAAGTACCATTGGGAGGTGCAACGCCTGTTACTTCTTGGGTGACCTGATATTTCTTGCCATCTGCGCCTGTGACAATGTCTCCAGGATAGTAAGTGATATCAGCATTATAGGCGCCCCGGTCAGAGTCTGTGTTGGCTATGCCATCTAGGATCTGTTTATATTCTTGGCTGTCTACTAATGGTTTACATTTGGCTCTGTACAGATGCGGATACCATGTCACAGAAAATCCTTCGGCTGCCCTACTTACTTCTTCGATGACATAAAATCTTTTCAGCGCATACTGAAGATCGTTCAACGCATATTCATCAGTAAGGTGTGGCAATTCTATCACATCACCTGCTATGATTTTACGACCGATCTTTTCCACGGTGTCGTTGATGTGAAACGTAATAAAAATAGTGTCATTCTGTAGAAACAGACCAAATTGGCTGAGATTGAAATCTATGTCTGAGAGACTGTACACTCCCCTAAGCAGATAAATGTCGGGATCATATTTGCGATCACGATTTTCTAAGAACAATAAATCCTGTATATTAAAAGGATCGTCTGTGTTGTATGTGGGTGTCGAGGGAGTGTTGCCCTGCACAGCGGTATCGGGCCCAAGATATTTGTGCACCAGCACATCCGTGCCGCCAACCTGGAACATTTCCCAGATGGTTTTATCTATAAATCGGTAATCATTGCCCTTTTGAGGCCGGTAGAGACTGAGTCTTGGCATAGTCATATATTTACCGCTACGATAAATACTATCATGAGCACAACTGATCAAGCAAAACAACAGGTTTTTGACTACTGCAAGGCCATGCTGGGTGACGGCATGATCGACATAGAACTAGACCCTATACACTACGAAACTGCACTGAATCGCAGCCTAGCTGTGTTTAGGCAGCGCAGTGATAACGCTGTAGAGGAAAGTTATTGTTTTCTCACACTAACTGAAAGCAATAACGAGTATATCCTGCCCAAAGAAATACAACAGGTCAGACAGATATTCCGTCGCTCAGTGGGATCTAGAACGGGCAATGGCACAGGTGGAACGGTGTTTGAACCAT